GTAGTGCTTCTCCATCAGAGCCTTGTGCTCCGGGCAGTACTGTTCGCCGTCCTCGCACAGGTTCGGGCAGTCCTGGTAGCGGCAGGGCCGCTTCGGTTTCATTGGCATAGCCTGCCGCCTCCCTTCGAGCAAAAGAAAAGCCCCGGAAGGGTTGCCCTCCGAGGCTTGTGCAACGGCTGTGCTCCAGCCGTCCATTACAGTATTCTCATACTATCATTTTACGCTCTGTGGCTTTGAACACAACTGAACTGGGGTGAACTCGACTGAACTCAGCTGAACTCTTTCAGAACCGTGTCGAGTTCCTGCAGTGCGCGTCCGTGCAGCTTGTAGATCCACCGTTCCGTGTAGAACATCGACTGCGCGATCTCCTCCCAGGTCTGGTTCCTGAAGTACCTGGCGATAAGGATGGTCTGGCATTCCGGGTCGGGTATCATTCCTATGCGTTCGAGGGCTTCGGTTTTCTCTTCGCGCAGTGCGGCTTCGTCGCTGCGGATCTCGTCCTCGAGTTCCAGCATCTTCATCACCATGTTCTCGATGCGGGATGTGTTGCGCGGGGGTGCCTTCGGCATGTCTGAGATGACGGGAGAGGCCGGGCTGCAGGCTATGTCCCGCAGGGCTGCGAGGCGCTCCTTCTTTGCCTTGATGTTTGCTTCGGCTCGTCCGAGCTGCCGCAGGTATTCTTTAGCGTTCACGGGCGTCTGCCTCCTTTCTGAGTCTTTCGAACAGTGCCGGGCCGTCTGCGTCGCTGAGTGTCATGAACCACTCGGAGTGGAAGAAGTCGTGCAGTTCGTTTATCCCGGTCAGGATGTCCTTCCTTTTCTCGTCCCATTTCTGCCAGCTGGGGTTCTCGCCGGTGCCGCGCCATCTGACGGGCTCGTTTCCGAGGTGGCGTTTCAGCTGTCTGCGGGCTGTGAGGTAGTCTCTGGCGGCCTGGATGATGATGGCGTTCGCCAGCCTCTCGTATGGGTCAGTGTCCATGGGCGGTCACCTCCCTGCAGTCGGTTGTGAATCGCCGGATCTTGTATCCCTTGCGCTTTGCCCGGTCGTATTCGGCTTTCATGCCGGCTGACAGTTCCACGCCGAATATCCAGACCTCGTCGCACTTGTCCATGAGGATGTTTCCGAAGAACAGGCCGAGACGTCGTTCGTCCGGGTTCTCGTCATGGAGGAACTGCGTGAAGAGGAGGTGCGATGCGACGGGAATGTATCCGCTCATTGCAGCGAACCGGCAGTAGTCGCGTGCGGAGATGATGTTGTTCATGACGTCTCCGGCGTATTTGCTGCAGATGTAGACCATGGGACGGTATTGTCTTCCGTGTTTTTCGCGTTCGATTCCTGCGAGGGCTTTTCCGGCGGTCGGGTCGGCGTAGCCTTCAAAGTTCCTGTATGTCATACCGTCACCTCCAGTTCCGTGATCTCGATTTCGATGCCGGCTCCGTTGTCTGTCCAGCGTTTTTCGACCGTCTCCTTCACGACCTGTGCGTCGTCCTTCCAGAATCCGCATTTCGTCATGCAGTCCTTGAGGAGTTTCTCGATGTTGTCCGTGTCGGGTCGGGTGACGCGCCACGTTCCGGGCTTGTGCGACCTGCCTGCCGGGTAGAGCCATGCGGCGTGCAGGAAGAGCGGCCCTTCGAGCGGTTTCTCCGGCGCGTGTTTTACGAGCGCTCCAAGGAGGAGTCGCTTCGCCTGTTTGACGGCGGCAGGTTCATAGAACACGGGTCTGCCGTTTATGATGCTTACTTTTTTCATCTGTGCCGTCGCTGTGGGCGGCTCTATGTCCAGGAAGAATTTCATATGGGTACCTCGTTTTTCTGTTTTGCGGTTTGTCGGAGGAACGATTTTTGAGGAAATCCCGCGCGTCCCGGTTTCGTGGTGGGGGAAGGCAGGCTTTCAGGCCTTCCCCACACCCGGAACCGTTGCGGAAGCAAGGTATTTATATAAGGCGGTTTTCCTCCACTCGGAGGAGCGTCCTTTCTGCGCTTTTCTTCCGCAAGAGGGAGAGGCGGTCATTTCTCGTTCTTCCGTGTGCTGTCGATCCGGATGACGACGCCGCGGTCGTTCCTGTAGGTGTCCGGGAGTTCCTTCAGCCTGTCCCGGACGCAGCGTTCGGAAAGGCCGAGGTATTCGGCGAGGTCGCTTACGCGGACCGGCTGGTTGATGGAGCAGGCGTCGTAAGCGGTGTTGATCTCGTCTGCCCGCTGCTGCGGTGTCGTGTAGCGGCTGCTTTTCGTCAGGTTCCCGATCGGGCTGCCTTCCGCGCCGAGTCCGTCCAGTTCCCCGGTGTCGTCGAGCCTGTGCACCGGGTATTCGAACCAGAAGTTCACCGGCCTGATGTTCGCGAACTCGCGCAGCGAGGATTCGAGCCGCCATGCGGTCGCGTTCCCGTCGCGCACGTTGTTCTTCAGGTCGTCGGTCAGCTCGAGCTGGATCATGTCGAGCTGTGCGTCCGGGTCGCGTGCGAATACGCCGGAGCCTGACGCACGGTCCATGGCCTTCTTTGCTCCCTGCGCGCCCTTCGAATGATGATGGCAGTAGATGGTCGAGCAGCCTGTCTCGGTGCATATCTTGTCGAACTGGTTGCAGAACGCTCCCATTTCCGAGGCGTTGTTCTCGTCGCCGGTGATGACCTTGTAGATCGGGTCGAGCACGATTGCGTCGAGGTGCTGGTCGCGCACCCTGCGGATCAGCTTCGGCACGAGCTGGTCGAGGGGAACGGCGTGACCGCGCAGGTTCCAGATCACGATGTCGTCCGAATGCTTCATGGGCAGTCCGAGCGCCTCGTATATCTTGAGGAACCGGTTGATTGCGCTTGCCGGGTCGATTTCGAGGTTCACGTAGAGGACGCGTCCCTTGCGGCAGTTGAAGCCGAGCCATGGTCTGCCTTCTGCGATGGCAATGCACAGCTCCATGAGGAGGAAGGATTTCCCGGCCTTCGACGAGCCGCTGATCAGCATCTTGTGGCCGCGGCGCAGGATTCCCTCGATGAGCTCCTCGGGGAGCTGCGGCGGGTTGTCCTTGTATTCGCTGAGTGCGACCATGTCGGGCAGTTCGTCGCTGACGCCCTCGGCGAAGTCCATCCAGTCCACCCAGCTTTTCCTGCCGATGTTCGTTGCAACGAGGTACTGCCTGTTGCCGTTCCGGGTGACGCCCGGCATGCGGGACAGGCGGCTCGGATTGCGGTTCTGCTTGTCTATGGAGACGCCGTGCTTCTCGAGGAAGTCGTAGAGGTATTCCACGCGCTTCCTGTATTCCTCGTAGCTGTCTGCGTCGATGTGCACGATGGCGTGCAGGCTCTTCCCGCCGCTGTGGACGATGGCGGCTATCGGCAGTTCGAGCTTGCGGAAGAGGATGTCCTGCTCCGCGATGGGCAGGGTGTCGGATTCGACGAGTGCGTAGCGGAACTTCGTGACGTTCTCGTTCTTCACGCCGTCTCCGTCGAGCGGGTTGAAGCGTATCCATGCGCCGCAGTCCGGCTTCCAGTCTCCGACGGTTGCGCCGACGTCGTCCGGATGCTTCTTCAGGCTGTCGATGAGTTCTCCTGCGGTTCTGTCGTATACGCCTTTGCTGGGGAGCCACTTGCCGTCGGCGTTCTGCCACACGTCGCCCGTGACGTAGCCGACAATGTCGTCCCTGTCGAAGAGCAGCTCCAGATAGGTGGTCAGATCCTGCGCGGGATTCCACGGTTCGGTTGCGAATCCGTTGAAACCGTCCATGCCGTCGTACTCGATAGTGTCGTCCCAGTTCAATGCCTGGTCGCGGTCGGGGTGCGGCATCCAGCCGCGCTCCTTCGCCATCTGCACGATGGTGCCGCCTTTGACGGGCTTGCCGTTCCCGTGGAACCCGTCCCATTTCTTCTGGCATTCGCCGGGATGGTAGCGGTCGTCGTTCTTCGACCAGTCGTCCCAGATGGAGCAGGGGTACCCCTCCTCCTTCAAGGCCATGCCGACGGCTATCCATTCGGCGCGGGACAGCTGTGCAACGTCTATGGCGCTGAGCGCCGAGAGAATGTTGTTGTCCATGAAAACCTCCTATGGTCTGTATGTGTCCGGATCGATCCGGTAAGGGACTCTCCAGTGGTTGTCAGCGAGCTGTGAAATAAGGGAGCTTGCGTCCGTGAACGTCCAGGTTCCGACCTGCCGGAATCCGTATCGTTCCAGGCATCGGATCTGCTTGGGTGTCGCGAGTCCGAGCTCCTGGCGGCGTTTGAGCCTGTCGATGAGGAGCGAAGCGAGCCCCGCGTTCTGAATGCTCTCCGGGTAGATTCCCCGGTGTTCGAGGAAGGCGAGCTGCTTGTCCGTCGGCGGCGCCATTTCCCACGCGAAGGTGGGAACGTAGCTGGTCAGGTCCTCGGCGGCAATGCTGAGCGCGTACTGGATCGGGTCGACGAGCTTGCGCTTGCGTGCCCGCATCTCGGCGAGCTGCTTTGCAAGGGCGTTCTCACGCTCCGCGAGAACGTCGCGCTCCGCCTGCTGTTCGGCTTCGATGAGATCGATGCCGTCCCCGTCGTCCTGAATCTGTTTGTCGATCATTTCCGCGATTTTCTCGTCCCTGCTGATGAGCGCGGATGGTCTGCACAGGTCGTGCCGTGCGGAAAGCCACAGGAAGTCGAGGAGCAGAAGGTCCTCCTTGCCCGGAGACAGCCGCATTCCGCGTCCTACCATCTGCTGGTACAGGCTGCGGATTTTCGTCGGCCGGAGGATGACGATGCAGTCGACCGACGGGCAGTCCCAGCCTTCGGTAAGCAGCATGCTGTTGCACAGCACGTCGTATCTGCCGTTCTCGAAGTCCGCGAGGATCTCCGAGCGGTCGCCGGAGTTCCCGTTGACCTCCGCCGTGCGGAGTCCGACGTCGTTGAGCATCCGGCAGAACTTCTGCGATGTTGCGATGAGCGGAAGGAATACGACCGTCCTGCGTCCCCTGCAGTAGTGGAGCATCTCCTGTGCTATCTGTTCGAGGTACGGGTCGAGTGCGTGTCCGATCTCACCGGCGGCGAAGTCGCCGCTTGATATGCCCACATTGTTGATGTCGAGTTCGAGCGGGATCATCTGCGCCTTGACCGGGCAGAGATAGCCGTCGCGGATGGCGTCAGGCATGCTGTACTCGTATGCCTTGCTGTCGAAGTATTCGCCGAGGTTGCGCATGTCTCCCCGGTCGGGAGTGGCGGTCACGCCGAGGACGTTCGCCTGCGGAAAGTGCTCCAGAACGTGCTGGTAGCTGTCCGAAAGGCAGTGGTGCGCCTCGTCGACGATGATGTCCTGGTAGTAGTCCGACGGGAACCGGGCGAGTCTCTTTTCCTGTGCAAGCGACTGCACGGAGCCGACCGTCACCGGGACCCGGCTGCCGAGAGCAGTGGACTCCGCCTTCTCCAGCACGGAGTCAAGACCTGACGCCTCCCTGAGCTTGTCGGCCGCCTGTTCGAGGAGTTCACTGCGGTGCGCCATGATGAGCACGCGGTGCCCTCTGTTTACCTGGTTTTCTGCGACCGATGCGAAGACGACCGTCTTACCGCACCCCGTGGGGAGGACGAGGAGCGTTCTGCGCTGCCCCTCGTCCCATGCGGAAAGGATCGCCTGCTTCGCCTCGGCCTGGTATGGTCTCAGCTGAAACATGTCGCGCCTCCTTTAGAACGGAAGCTCGGAATCGTCGCCGGAGACCGTCATCCACTCGTCCTCTTCGGGGAAGAACTTCTCGTCGTAGTCGATGAACCTGTCCACGTCGTTCGCCTGACGTTCGTTGCCGTCACGGTCCGTGTATGTGCGCGGCTTGAAATGGGCGCGTCCACGGCTGCCGGTCACACGATTCCAGTCCATGACGAGCCTTTCACCGTGCTTCTTCTGGCCGATGCACCGGAAGAACGCGCTGATCTTCCATTCGAGGAGCCTGTTGAGAATAAGGTCGGTGTGGACGATGGCCGTGCCGTCGTCGGTCTGCACCTGCAGGGTGAGCGATGCCTTGTTGCAGGCGCTCATTTTCGCCGAGCCGGGAAAGCGTCCGCGCTCGAAACCCGTGACCGTGAAGTTGTAGTCGCCTTCGGGAAGGATGATAAACTCCTGGCCGTCGTTCTCAATGGCGTCGTTCCAGTCCATTCCCGCGTTCTGATTGCTGTTCATGTAATCTGCCATGATTGAAGATCCTCCTTAATCAAGATGCGTGTGGTCTGCGTTGATGAGCTTCAGGATCTGGTTCCAGTGCCTGAGAACCCATTTCGTGATGAACTCCTCGTGGTATTCCGCAATGGGAACCGAGATGTCGTAGTGTCCCTTGGATGCGACGACCTTCTGCACGTCGGCGTCAGTGACGTTCGCCTCCGCCATGAGGCTGCGGAGCCGGTCGAGCGGCGTCGCCTGACCGGGCGCAGGATCGGCCGGTTCTGCCGATGCCTTCCGGGCCGGCTTTTCGTAGAGCTTTGCAATGTTCCGGTAGTCGAGGTCGACCACCTCGGGGAGCGGTTCACGGGTCTTGGCGTCCCACGCGGGGTGGTGCGTCGTGTAGATGACGCGCTTGCCTCCCTGTGCCTTCGCCGTGTTTGACTCCGATGTGACCACGAAGGTCTGGTAGTTGCAGAAGAAGAGGAAGTCCGCCCATTCCTTTAGGAGCGGTGCGACCTGCTTGCTGAGCTTGAGCTCCCAGCGGTCGTACGCGCCCATCTCGTCGGGCTGTTCGAACTTGCGCATCCTGGCGTGCGCCGTGATGACCACGTGGATTCCCGCGGCGATCACCTTGTCGCAGGCGGCGAGGAGCTTTGAGAACTCCTCGGCGAGGTAGGTGTAGCCCTTGCCGTAGCCGAACGATTCGATGCTGCTCTGCTTGTACTTGTTGCAGACGTATGTGATGACGAGCTGCTCCGCCCAGTCCGCGGTGTCGATGACGAGCGTCCTGCAGATGCCCGGCGTCGCCGCGACTTCGTCCACATCTGCGAGGAGTTCCTCCCATGTCTGCGGTTTGTCGATGCGTCGCACATCCATGTGGGCTGTGCCGCCTTCGGTGTCGATGATGAGCGGGTCCGGGTAGCGGGCGGCGAGGCTTGTCTTGCCGATGCCCTCCGGACCGTAGATGACCGTCTTCTGGGCGCGGTCGATTCTGCCCTTTGTGATGTTCAGCATTTTCGGTTCATTCCTTCCTATCTGAGCTGGCAGGAGTAGTCCTCGACGACGGTGACGCCCGGCACCTTCGCTCCCGCGTTGATGAGTTTCCTGACTTCCGTCTTTGCGACTTCGGGTTCGGGGATGCGGTAGCATTCCGGGTGCTTGTTGCGTTTGAGCCACCGGACCGCCTTCGCCGCGTCGGATACATCCACGTGGCTTGTCTTCCGGTAGGAGAAGGTCGCCACGTCGAGGTCGGTCTTCCGGCCGGCGCATTCCCGGTCGAGGATGTGCATCAGGCGCTCCTGTTTGCGTGCGATCCGTTCGCGCCGTTTCCTGAGCCTTGCCTCCTCGGCCTTGAGAGCCGCCTCCTCGGAGCGGAGGTTCAGGATGAGCTTCGCCAGCCAGGAGAGTATGGAGTGACGCTCCATCTGCAGGCTGTCGATCTGGCTCTGGATGCTGTCGATGTCGCACAGGATTTCGCCGGTCTCCTCGTCGAACTCGATCTGGTCGGTCAGGCGGAGGATTTCAGTGTTGATCTCGTAGAGCTTCATCCGTGTCCTCCTTCATTTCTCTGATGGCCAGTTCCTCGACGCTGTCTCCCGGCACGATGACGGTGACGTGCCTCTTGTCTCCGAGCAGGAAGCGGAGCATCCGTTCCCTGACGGTCAGGCTGCGCACGGCGGCGATTCCGTCGTCCTTCGGTTTCCGTGCGACGCTGATGGTGAGTGCATGTTTCATGTGCTGTTACCTCGCTTTCTTCGTATGCACGAGGGAGGCGGGATTGCCTCCTTCGCTATACGGACATTCCGAGGGTGTTTTGATGGGGTGTCTGTCAGAAAAACTTCTTGAATTTTTTCCGTGCGGATTCGATGGACTCGTGGACGGTCTTGAAGTCCTTTCCCTCCCGGCGCGCGATCTCGCGCTCCGACAGGCCACCGGCGAGCATGAGGATGCGACGCTGTTGGATTTCAGTGAGATGCGAGAAGGCGCGGCTTATGCGCTCGTGCAGCTCCTCCTGCCTGAGCTTCTCCGCCGGATCGTCATCCTGCGTGCCGTATTCCGTGCCTTCGTAGAGGATCGCGTCGAGCGACCAGCAGTGGCGGCGCTCCTTCCTGTCCGCCGATTCCTCGGCGGTGCGGGAGCCGATAATCATGGTGCCGAGCTCTTCGCTGACCTCGACTTCGGACGTGGTTCCGTCCGCGAATTCGTAACTTACCTTCATTTGAGAAGACCTCCATTCGTGCTGGGAATGGAGGCTTCTCACGGCGTCCGCGTCTGAAAAAGGGCGCAGGAATACTGACCGCAGTCCGCTGATGGAGATGAAGTCTCCATTCCGGGATTGCGGCGTTCCTGCTCATCGGATCGCCGTCACATGTTCAGTTGTCCGCCCTGAGGCGTGAGCCGCCGTCGATCACTCGGCGCGCCATGGGGACGGGGTGGAATCCGCCCGTTCAGCGGACTCCGGATGCGATTCGGCATACGTCCTTATCGCAAACATAAAATTTGACTTCTGAACAGGATTGTGGTAATATTAATTGCGTATGACTGCGCTTTCACGCACCTGCTCCCGGAGCCGCCTTTAATATACGAAATCGGGACTTTCGATCTGGGGATGGTTTGGTACGGCATGGTACGGCGTGGTACAAAAATCCGAGAGAGGAGGGGCCGGCATTGGAATTCAAGACCTTGTTCCAGATTTTGAAAAAGCACCTGTCCGATGGTCATGATGTGCCCTACTTCTTCCGCGATCTTATGGCCATGCTGACAGAGGTCTCCGAGGATGAATGGGGAACATCAAAAGATCCATCGCAGGAAGGAAAAGACAAGTCGTTGCGCAGCTATGCGAAGCGAGGCCTTCCGAAGAAGTCGGCGCAGACCATCGTTTACAGGCTCACTCCGGAGAACACCATCGAAAGCATCAACAGCCATGGTGAAGCACAGCGACGGCTGCTTGCCGAAGATCTGAGAGGCTACGACCCGGACATTGATGCAGACAACGTTGCCGAGAAGGTGACGGACTGGCTGGTTGAAATGATCCAGGTCTCCGCCGGGCTCGTTCCGCAGGACGAATTGACGAAGCAGAAACAGCAGCAACTTGATGCACAGTTGAAAAGCAGGTACGGAGACTATCTGCTTGCAGAAGAGGAAAACCACTGTGCATTTCCCGGGTGCGGGCGCGAACTTGTGCTGACTAAGGGTGGCAAAATCTCCTACGCATACGAGGTAAGCCTGATCGATAAAACCGCGCCGGCAACTCCTGAAAATCTTCTGGCAATGTGTCCGCAGTGCCACGCAACCTACCTGCTTGATTCCAACAAGAAGCTGTGCAAGGAGCTGAAGATGACGAAGAAGCTCCTCTCTGCACATCAGCAGAGCACAAAACTTCTCAGCGGCCTGCCTCTCGAGAAGGGAATCATCGGTGTCATCAGCCGCATCCGCAAGCTCGGAGAAAAGGAACTGTCCGGCGCAACATACGAACCGGTCGAACTGAAGAGGAAGATCAGCCCGGCAACCGACATGGCCTTGTACACGACCGTCAGTCTCTACGTCACGACGTACTACAAGAGCATTCGCGACATCATGGTCAGCGCCGACAAGCGCGGTCTGATTGACTACGACGAGGTGCAGGATCAGATGCACGCCTTCTACAGGAAACTGAAGAAGGCCGGCAAATCGAAGCTGGAGATATTCACGGAGATCAGCGAGCGCATTCACCGCGTCACCCTGCAGGAGGATCTGTTCTGCCAGATAGTCGTGGCGTTCTTCATAGAGAAATGCGAGGTTTTCGATGCAGATGCCCAATAAGCTCTATTCCTACAGTGAAAGCACACTTGCCCTGATTCCAGCGGTCCTCGAACGTCTGAAGCAGGGCGCTGTTCCCGTGAAGGAGCTGTTCACCGGCATGCGCGGCGCGCTGAGCGATCCGTCGGATTTCCTTTCCGTCATGGACTGCCTTTATGCACTGCGTGCCGTGGATATCAACGATGAAGGCGAGGTGTACTCATGCTTGTGGAAATGACGTCCCCGGTGTTCCGGGAAAAGGGAAATCCCCGTCCGCCGATCCGCTTCAAGAAGGGTCTGAACGCGGTGCTCGGCAAGAACGACGGCGAGAACTCCATCGGCAAATCATCAGCCCTGCTCGCCATCGATTTCGTATTCGGCGGAGACACTTATCTTGAAAGCGACGGCGTGAAGCACATCGGCGCACACACCATCTACTTCACCTTTGAATTCGAAGGGAAGCCGTACCACTTCGCCAGAAACACGTCATCGGCTGACGAAATTCAGGTCTGCGACGAAAGCTACAACCTGACGGGCACCGTCTGGAAGAAGCATGAGTTCTGCGACTGGCTGCAGAAGCAGTACCACATCGACTTCGCGGGACTTTCCTTCCGCGAAGAGGTCAGCAGCTTCTTCCGCATCTACGGCAAGGAGAATCTCAACGAACGCAGACCATTGCAGGGACTTCCCGGCGAGAGCATGCAAAGGTCAATCGACGTCCTCGTCAAGCTCTTCGACCGGTACAAGGACATCGAAGCCTTCAGCACAGAGCTCGAGGAGCAGAAAAAGAAGCTCTCCGCATTCAAGGAGGCACGACGGTACCGTTTCGTCCCCGACCTCGTCGGCGGGAAAACGCAGTACGAGGAGAACCTGGCGAAGATACGTTCACTGGAAACCGAACTGGACAACCTCGTCACGGAGACCACGGAGATCCGTGACACGGAAGATATAGAAAAAGTCCGCCTCAAGTCACAGCTCGATGCCGAGAGGCTGAGACTTGAAACGGACATACAGACGAAGCAGCGGCGGCTCACACTTCTCGACATGAGCCTTGAATCCGGACTGTACCCGACGGAGGCGGACCTGTCCGCTCTGCAGGAGTATTTCCCGCTGATGAACATCAGGAAACTGTACGAGGTGGAACGCTACCACCGCAAGCTCGCGAAGATACTGGACAACCAGTTCTCCGTTGAAAAGGAGCAGGTGCAGGGAGAGATATCCGCCCTGCAGGAGCAGCTGCAGAAGGTACGGAATCAGATAAAGGAGCTCGGATTCGTCGGGAACGTATCGAAGGAGTTCCTCGACCGGCATTCCGAACTCAAGGGAAGAATCGACGCGCTCAAGGCGCAGAACGATGCCTGGCTGACGCAGCAGGATCTGCAGGACGCGAAGAAGCATGCGGATGACACGCTCAAATCGGCGATAACAAGCATCCTTGCGGATATAGAGCGTGACGTCAACGCGAAGATGAAGCAGTTCAACGACTCCCTCTACTCCGATGTACGCAAGGCTCCGCGGCTGCATTTCAACAGCTACAACAGCTATACGTTTGAAACGCCGGACGACACGGGAACCGGCACGAACTACAAGGGCATGGTACTGTACGACCTTGCCATTCTGTATCTGACGGCGCTTCCCGCCATAGCGCACGACTCGCTGATTCCGAAGAACATCAGCAACGGAGCCATCGACGGCATCATGAGGATATATGCGGGAACAGACAAGCAGGTGTTCATCGCCTTTGACAAGCAGGACTCCTACCCGGAGGGCACACGGAGGATACTGGCGGACAACATGGTGCTGAAACTTTCCGACAACAATTCCGAACTGTACGGAGAGTCGTGGAACAAAGAGGAAAGCAAATGAAAAGAAAAATGAGCTACAAGAAACTGTGGAAACTGCTGATAGACAGGGACATGAAGCGCACAGACCTCCGCAAGGACGCAGGAATCAGCTCATCCTCCCTCGCCAAGCTCGGCAAGGACGAGAACGTCACGACCGATGTGCTCCTCCGCATATGCAACACGCTTGACGTCGACCTGAACGATATCGCGGAAACCGTACAGGAAGAAGAGGAAACCTTGGAAACAGGAACCGTCGCCAGACGGAGCCATGGCACGTCACACAGAGGCGCGTCCATGAGCCGGGTGGACTGACTGTCCATGCCGCATGCTATTGAGCGGTGAAGATTGTGAGGAAGAAGTATGCCACAGGCAGATAAGCAGAGCACGTACAATTTCATAGACCTCTTCGCGGGAGCCGGAGGCCTGTCCGAGGGATTCCTCCAGGCAGGCTTCCGTCCGGTTGCGCACGTCGAGATGAACGAGTACGCCGCGAAGACGCTCGAAACCCGCAGCGCATACTACTATCTGAAGAACACAGGCAACCTCACCCTCTACAGGAAATACCTCTCCGGGAAAATCAGCCGCGACGAGTTCATGAAGCAGATTCCCGCCTCCGTCACGAAAACCGTCATCAACGAGACACTGTCTGACGAAACCCTCCCCGCCGTCTTCAAGACCATCGACGGCATCATGAAGATACGCGGCATCGAGAAGATAGACGTAGTCGTCGGCGGCCCGCCGTGCCAGGCTTACTCCCTCGTAGGAAGAGCTCAGAGCAGCCATATGGAGACTCCGATGGAGGAAGACCCGCGCAACTACCTCTATAAGCTCTACGCACGATTCCTCAAGAAATACCAGCCGCGCATGTTCGTCTTCGAGAACGTGACCGGCATTGAATCCGCCCAGGGCGGCACCATCTGGAAAAACCTGCAGAAGTACCTCAGGCGCGTCGGATACAAAATCGAGTGCCATGAGCAGAATGCGCAGGACTTCGGGGTGCTCCAGAACCGGAGGAGAATGATCATCGTCGGATGGCTCAAGAACAGCGACCTGGCATATCCGGACTTCGTGGTCAAAAAGTCCGTGGCCGTGGTGAACGACCTGTTCACTGACCTTCCGGAACTCCATCCCGGTGAAAGCAACAACACCTACTCGAAGAAAAAGCCGAGCAGCTACGTGACCGAAACCGGCATCCGCACGAAGGACGACGTCCTGACCCTGCAGAACTGCCGGCCGAACATCGACCGCGACATAAAGATATACGAAAGAGCCATAGAGCTCTGGAATGACGGGCACAAGCGTCTCAACTACAACGACCTGCCCGAGGAACTGAAGACGCACAAGAACCGCCACTCCTTCACCGACCGCTTCAAGGTCGTTGAGGGAGACGAACACTGCTGCCACACAATACTGGCGCACCTTTCCAAGGACGGCCACTACTTCATCCACCCGGACATCAGGCAGCACCGTTCCATCACCGTGCGTGAGGCGGCGCGCATACAGTCATTTCCGGACAGCTACTACTTCGAAGGACCGCGTACATCGCAGTTCGTGCAGATCGGGAACGCTGTGCCGCCGCTGATGGCAAGAGGCATCGCCGAGGGAATTTTCGCACAGCTTCACGGGGAGGACGCAGATGGAAAGCAGTGAAAACGGAAACCTGCTCCTCGAGCAGTACGGCAGGTTCAAGCGTATGGAACTGGAGAAATCACCGTTCCACTTCCTCCTTGCGAACGAGTCCCACATCGATCCGAACCCGCACCAGATCAACGCGTTCTGCGCCGCAATCGACGCCATGAAGACAGGCGGCATGGTGCTTGCTGACGAGGTCGGACTCGGAAAGACAATCGAAGCCGGGCTCGTCCTGCGCTACATGCTGGAATCCGGAGCAAGGACGGTGCTGATTGCGCTCCCGGCATCCCTGCGCAAGCAGTGGGAACTGGAGCTCGAGGAGAAGTTCGACCTGAAACCCGTAATCCTGGACAGGCTCACGGTTGAGCATGACGCAGAGGACTGGCACAAGAAACTCGCCGACAGACAGAGCGTCCGGATTGTCATCACATCCTACGACTATTCGGGAAAACTGATGAAACGCTTCCCGGATGTGAAGTGGGACTTCCTCATCATCGACGAGGCGCACAACCTGCGCAACCTGAATGGCACGAAACGCGCTAAGCGTCTGTTCGGGCTGTCCGGCGGGATACCGAAGATCCTCCTGACAGCCACACCGCTGCAGAACTCGCTCATGGACCTGTACGGTCTGGTCTCCTTCATCGATCCGAGAATCTTCGGCTCGGAGAAGGTGTTCCGCCAGCGGTACATAAAGGATGAAGACTACGACGATTTGAAGCGCGAGCTCACTCCCGTCCTGTACAGGACGCTTCGTAAAGACGTGGCAGGCTACATGCACTTCGTGAAGCGTATCTGCAAAACCGTGGATTTCGAACTGTCGCGGGACGAGATAGAACTCTACGAACGTGTGAACCTGTTCCTCAAGAGGGATGTCCTGTACTCGATACCGACATCCAACCGGGCGCTGATCATCCTCGTCATCCGCAAGCTCATGGCTTCATCCAGCTTCGCCCTGATCGAGACATTCGAGGTGCTGAAGAAGCGGCTCGAAAAGCTGTATGAAGGCACGAAGTCGGCGGACGCGCAGGAGGGCTTCGACCTCTTCTGGAGTTTCGTCGAGGACGAGATCGACGAATCCGGCTTCGAAGAGACCGAGGACGAGGACACTGCCACACAGAAGGCATACATTCAGGCGGAACTGGACGAGGTCAACGCCATCATCGAAGTGGCGAAGCGCATAAAGACGAACTCGAAGGTCACCGCGCTCAAGCAGGCGCTTGAAATCGGATTCTCCTACCAGCGCGACCACGGCATAGCGCAGAAAGCCGTCGTGTTCACCGAGTCGAAGCGGACACAGAAATACATCGCCGAAGAGCTCAGGAAATCCGGGTACAGCGAGGAAGACATCCTTCTGTTCAACGGAGGATTCGACGATGCCATGTCGAAGGAAATATACCAGGCGTGGCAGGCGAAGAACTACGGAAACGCGAACTACGGAAGAAGCGTCGAATACAAGCACGCCATCGTTGACTACTTCCGGGAGAACGCGAAGATACTCATATGCACCGACGCCGGCTCGGAAGGTCTGAACCTGCAGTTCTGCAACACGGTCATCAACTACGACCTGCCGTGGAACCCGATGAAGATCGAGCAGCGAATCGGCCGCTGCCACCGCTACGGGCAGCAGAACGACGTGGTCGCCATCAACCTGCTGAATACGCAGAACGAGGCGGATAAGCGCGTCTACGAGATACTCTCGGAGAAGTTCAAGCTTTTCGAGGGCGTGTTCGGAGCCTCCGACATTGCAATCGGAGCCCTGGAATCCGGCACGAGTTTCGAGAAGACGGTGCTGGACATCTATCAACGATGCAACACGGCTGCTGAATTCAAGAAAGAGTTCAACAAGCTGAACAGAAAGCTGGATGCAAAGCGCGACAAGAAAGCGCAGAAGCTCCGCGACATTCTGGTCACGGAAAGCAGCGGCGCAAAGAAGCAGGCACTCGAAGGCACGAAGAAGGACATCGACCGCTACCTGCAGCAGGTCGACTACTGGAGCAAAGTCGCGCAGCCGGAGGTGTTCCGGGACGTCCAGTACTGGAAGGTCGACGGCTGGGGTGAACAGAACATTGGCGCACACGGATACCTGTTCCTCGGCGCGATGTGCAACAATGCGGACATCCTCTTCCCTGTGCTTCTCATGTGCGACCATGAAGGCAGGTATGTCGACTTCGAGGAGGACGACCTTGTGCCGGAACTGGAGAAGATCGACGACTCAGACGTGCGGTATTTCACGCCGACTGATGAGGAAAACGCGCTGTTCCAGAGAACGTACCAGAACCTCGTCTCCGAGATGCTGGACAAGCTCGACAGGCAGTCAGAGCCGGTACGGGAATACAACCGGCGCAAGATCGAGAACTGGATACGCATCCAGAACGAACAGCTTGTCGTGCAGTACCAGGAGATGAGCGCGGAAATCGAGGAACTCCGCGAACAGGAAAGAGCCTCGAATAATTTCTACGAAAAGATAGACATCAGGAAAAAGTCGGAGCAGAAGGAAAGGAAACTCGAGGCGTTCCAGGCGTCGTTCCATGAACAGGACACCCGGTTCAGAGCCGAGGGCGAGCGGGAAATCAGGGAGTTCAACGCCAGCCTTGAGATTGACAATCCCATCCTTCTGATCAGCGTTGTACTGAAGTTTTAGGAGATAGAGATATGCAGAAAAAAGGAAAACTCGAGCTGACCTGGGTCGGCAAATACG